CGAAGGGGTCAAATACCTAGATCGCGCCAAAATCCGCAATCGTGCAGTTTCCTTGTATAACCTTGATACTATCGGCCTTCAATACGAGGCTTACTTTAAGCGCCTGTTAACCCTTTGGGGCGATGGCTGGTATGAAATGGGGGATGCAAATGGATAGAGGCGAAGTATTAGATGAGGCCAAACGCCTTACTTATGGTGATCGCAATGTTTCCTACGATGAACCACGGATTAACCATAAGCGCATTGGCGTTTTATTAGGCATTGTTTTAGAACGATATGTTGAGCAGGCACAACCAGGGGATGCAGTTCCACCCGAAGTTGCAGCTTTATGTATGGCAGCAATGAAACTTGCACGATTATCTGCAATGCCAACTCACTTAGATTCAGCGATTGATTTGGCGGCTTATGCTGCAATTTGTGCTGAACTTGCAACACATATAGATTAACTCTTAGGCGCGAAATCGCCCCCATAACGAAACCGCCACCTGCAGCCGTTCCTGCAAGTGGCGGTTTCGTGCTTTTAATCTAATCTTTCAGGTATTCCTTTAGGTAAAAAATAACAATCTTGGTAACAGTAAAACCATTGGCATTTGCTTTCTTTTTTACCGCCCGCCAAAGTTCTTCATCAATTCGAATTGATCGCAATGGAGTCATAGAACCACGCACTCATTCATTGAACCCCAACACCAGCCAAGAAACTCAGCGCTGGGTGCATCAATGCCAACCCACCAAAGGTTGCTGGCAACCTGCCAAATGACAATCAGGCCAATTGCAATTGCAACTGCTCGTACACGCTTGCCACGCTTTGTAAGCATTACATTTGCTCCAATTCTTCAAGGTATGCAATCGCAAGTGCAGAATTAACAATTGCCCTGCGAAGTGCTTGCTTCATTTCGTCAGGATTGCCACACAAAGAGGCTTCATTCAGATCAACGCTGATGTGATACATATTGGTTGTTGCATCTGCTAACAAAGATTTCATAGCACCCATTTTAGTTATTCTCCAAATTCGCTAGGTATGCCTCAAAGCAAGGCAGACATAAATTGACCTTCATAACTGATTCAAATGTTTCTTTGCAGGCATTGCACTTGCAGGTGTAATTAGTTGAAAACATTAGTTACCTGCCTGATTTGCTTCAGCAACAGAAACTTCTTTAACATCCCATTCAGGCTGCAAAAGCTGGGCAAACATCAGCGCTTCAGATTCTGTTCCATAAGTGCGAATAACTTGCCACTTGTTATTGATAAAAAGTCTGACTTGGTAAAGATTCATTATGCACCCACCTTTCTATCAATAAATTTTTTGCAATCACGAAGTAAGGTAAGAACAGCAATTGGTTGATTGAAGCTATCAATAACGACATAAAGACCGCGCTTGCTTACTTTTTCTATTGTGTAATTTTTGTAAGTGGTCACTTTTAACTCTTTTCTTAGGGGCCGTTCCCCATTGGGATAAACTTAGCACCTGTATATACAGACAAGCAACATTTGACCCCAAATTGCCAAAAATGTTGATAACAATTTGATAACGGCTTTTGAGCGTGTTAGGGTCGGCTGAAGGCGTGGAAACCCGAAGAAATTGGGGAATTGCTAGGGTTTCCGCGCCTTTCCACGCCTTGCCCTACACTTGAGGGTATGACCACGCTAATAGCCTTTCAGGGGCCTGATTTCGCCATTCTAGGAGCAGACTCTCAGGTGACTGACGGGGATAAGCGCATCATTTCGCCCAGCACGCCTAAGATTGTGAAGCTGAAGAAGTATTTGCTGGCAGTTAGCGGTGACTGCAGACCAGGGGATATTTTGACCTATAACTGGACACCGCCAGCCTTTGATGGCACCAATCCAGTTACCTTTATGGGCAGAAAGATCATCCCAAGCATCATTGCAGCGTTTAAGTTGCAGGGATTTGATTACACCAAAGAGGGAATCAGTTATTCATACCTGTTGGCCTTTGCTGGCAATGTCTTTGAAATTGGCGATGACTTGAGCGTTACCCAATCTGAAGATGGCCTGTATGGGGTCGGCTCAGGCAGTGCCTACGCGCTAGGCGCATTGGCGGGGGCGGTGCCAAATGTCGGCAAGGCTGAAATCCTCAAAGCACTTGCCATTGCCGCCAAATATGACATCAACACCGCTAAACCTTTTCAGATTGAGGTTCAGCGAGTCTAAGCGTTGCACTGTTCAAGTGTGTGTAGTATGGGCGCACCTACTTTGAACGGAAAGGAAAACTATGTTTTGGTTAGGCTTAGCTTGTGGATTTATAGGCATCATTTGCCTTTATCTCATCATCATTGCAGCTTTTGAAATCGGTGAAGGCCGATGAATTTAGATCAATTCAAAGAAGCACGCGACCCACTATTTTCAATTCATAATCATTCAGACGGCAGTATTGCCCTTTATCTTGAAGAACAAGATGCAGTAAAGGATTTAGTGCAAGATGTTGTTGGTGCTTACGAATTAGATGATTTGGACTTGTTGCGCCATTCAGCAGATCGCAGTGTGAAGTCTGAAAACTATTTTGAACATCTAGATAATGCCCGCGATAATTTGGGCGAGAACGCACCATTGCTTTGCAATATGACAGAGCAAGAAGCACTTATTTTGGCTGAAGATTTGATTCGAGCAGTTAAATTTGCCCGCATTAGTCGTGAGGCTGGCACCACTTACCCATCATTGAAGGCGGTTAAGTAACTCAATGGCTAATCCCAACGGGCGCAAAGGCGCACAATTTGAAACCGATGTTATGCGTTGGCTTCGTAGTGCTGGTGCTTTTTGCGAAAAGTTGGCGTTGGCAGGTAAGGCAGATGAAGGCGATTTGGTCGCAATCATTGGTGGCAAGCAATACATTCTTGAACTCAAGAATCGTAAAACAATAAGTTTGCCTGAATTTTGGCGTGAAGCTGAAGTTGAGGCAGAAAACTATGCAAAGGCACGCGGTTTAGCCGAAGTTCCATTGCATTACATCATTCTCAAGCGCCGAAACGCTGGGATTGAAAAAGCCTGGGTAATCCAGGACCTTCAACAATGGCTGGATGAAAAACATTGAGAACTTTTGATTTCTTTGTTGATCTACCCCGATTTGATGAAGCAAAGTGTGCAGATGTTGAGGATAAAGACTTCTTTTTCCCCATCAACCGCGCACAAGAGGCAGAAAGACTGCACCAACTTAAAGCAATATGCGCAAGTTGTATTCACGAAAAGGAGTGTTTGGAGTACGCACTAGAAAAGCAAATTCCATACGGCACTTGGGGTGGCAAATCGCCAACCGAAAGAGATGCCGTTGTTGCAAAGGATGATTACGCCTTCAAAGGGATGGCGTTAATGATTATTCAATTGCATAAAAAAGGAATTCTTGCCAACGAAATTGCGGTTCAACTTCACACCTCACCTGGCTATGTCAGGCGAGTGTTAAAGAAGTTGGCTGCAACTGAACAAGGAGCAGATTCATTACACCAACAGACAAAAGACTCATCAAAAGGCTGGCACTGATCGTGGTGGTTAGCGTTAGCACTTCATTGATGGTTCAAACAATCGCAGCACCACCTGCAGTACCTCAATTGGTTATCTACAAAGATCGGCCACATTTGATGCAGGTAAATGCAAAAGAAGTGGCTCGCGAGCTACTGACAACTGAACAGTTCAAGTGCTTTTCATTCATAATGGGAAAAGAAAGCGCTTGGCAAGATAAGGACAACCCAACTAGCACCGCATCAGGTGTGGGGCAATTATTGGATGGTACTTATCGCAATCTTGGAATGAAGCGCAGCAAATCAACTGTTGCCCAAACGATTGCAGCATTGGCCTACATAGGCCGCAGATATGGCTCAGGTGGCCCGTGTGCTGCCAAAGCCTTTTGGTTAAAAAACTCATACTATTGATGGGGGTCAATATGAGCGTTGAATCAGGAACAGGCGTGGTGGATTTTGATGCCAACACTGCCGCTTGGCTGGAGCAGTATAAATCTGCCGTTGCCAAGATCAAGGAACTGCAAGAAGTTGCAGATGTAGCTCGCGCACACATTGAGCGAGCA